CAGAGCATCAGACCCTGATGGAAGAACTGGACGCGAGAAAAGATTTATGTTGCCTGTATATAGAACTGAATCGGCATCATTTGTGCTTGCTTGGCCTGCTCCGCCTTGTGCTATTGCCCCCTTGAGCATTGGGTAGGTAATGGTCAGGTTTGCATACTGCATTCTTGGGTAACGCAATTGGTTTGATTGGTCAGGTATCGGGAGTAAGCGTGCATCCAGTGATTCTGAAGTAATCTTTTTCCCTGTTGCGTTTTTTGCAGATTGGACCACAGTTACTGGAGTGGTCTGTGTCCCAGCAAACGGAACGTATGTTTGTTGATACGTGACGCCAATTGGCAGAAGTTTTGGTTTATTCTTTTCTTCATCACGCTGCGGCGTTCTAAAAGAGACGCTTACTGGCTCTGAAGACATCTCGTCAAATGAAACAGATTCGATTATATAAAAACCCGACATGTTCGGAACGTTGCCAACATACGCCGTCATGCCTGGTCGAATCTGCGTTCCGTTGGTTCTCTCAACAACACAGGAGCCATCTGCGGCATACGGGTCATTGTCAGACTTCGTGATGCTTGGGTATTGTGTCAACTTAAAATACCCTGGTGTACCAAGATACTGAAATTGAGGCGTACTTTGATTAGGATACTGAAGGGGTATCCATCGTTGCGTTTTTTTACCAGTTTGTTTCTTTTGGCCAGTTGTTTTGTCAACAGTAAACTTCGGTACCTGTCTTGCGTTGGTGCCCCATTTATGAAGAAGAAATTGTTCTGATGCAAATATTAAATATCCATCAGTTTCAAAACAAACAAATTTTGCATCTCCAGCAAGACGGGTAATTACATCCCACAATGATTCTGCTTGTTTTTCTCCAGAAGCTTTTGTTATATTTTGCTTCTTTGTTGTTTCTTGTCCGTAAAACTTTAAACCGTATTTTGCAGCTGCACGCCTAACGAAATCCGTTCCTTGCCCTTTGATTGTGTCGGGTCGTTTATCTCTCTTCATTTGCTGTATCGCCTTGGAGTAGCAATCAATACTAAAAGTAGGACTACTGCCAGGGCCCTGGGATACTGTCACCTTGGAAATCTCAAACAACTGTTTAACGAGCGCAGCACTTCCCGACCCGTCATCTATGCGTCCAAGTGTTTGCGTTTCATATATTATGTCCCTGCCCAGAGTGAAAAAATTTTGTCCTGACATGCGTAGCTCTGGGTCCACCAGCTCAAAGCTCAACTGAGAGGCCATATCCATCGAATAGCTAACATTCACACTTGTAACAAGTTTTGAAATGTCCGCATAACCATTTGATGACGTGTTTGACAGGTCGGCAATAAGAATCTTCCCCTGGTATGGCCCCCTATACTGACGGGAGTAGCGCCATCCAGCAAATGTTGTTAGGTCAGCAGCCATTCGTTCTCATTATTTAGTTGGGATTCCAGGGCATCCAGCAGTAGACAGCATTTTTGCGCGAATATTCGCTGGTATTCCTGGATTTTTAGTGAATATCTGAGTGCATAAGTCATCTGGATTGTTGGTTGTTCCTCCGGGAGTTGAAGTACTTGGAGTAATTTTTGGAAGTACTGCTATAAGCGGCGTTTCTAGAGGCAATTCTAAAATTGACATATTTACTGTTGCTCTGTTTATTTCACCTGTTGGTGTCTGGCTAAATACAGAATCATTACTTGACCTTGTTCGCTGAACAGAAGTAATTGACATATCGACAATTGCAAAAACGATTCCACTTCCACCGGTCCAAGTTGGGTAGGTGAGTTGCTCGGTGAACATTGAGTCAAAACCTAAAAATATGACAGGTTCTGGCCGCATGGCCATAGTACGAAGTTCACGTAATTTTTCGTCACATGAGGTGAAGATGTTGTTGTTGTCGCCAACCAAAAATTCGAAACTAATCTTCATTAGTTTGAAGTTCTTGAAGTCAACAAAAGGCGTATTATTTACTCGCGGAATCTCGGTCCATTCAGCGCCAATGTTTGAATATGAAACGTTATTTGGGCGATAATCGAAAACAAAACGTGCTGGTCTTGGGGCTGTTGAACCATCTGGATTATTGTAAAACTGCACCATCTGGGGCTGGTCTAGGGAGTATGAGTAGTCACCACCCTCCCCTTCTGAGCCACCGGTTGATTTAGATACCACAACCGTTGTTCCACTTGTGCTTAATCCATTTTCGTAGTTCTGTATTGCTCCGGTTTTGCGCAACGTATCCATGGCAATCGTTCCGCTATATATTTTAGAAATTCGTGTATCAGCATCAAGTACTATCGTTTTAGCTGCAAGAAGAGATAGCCCACCAGACACGAGTTCTTTTATCTGCGAATTAGTAAAATTCGTCAAATTCAAGTCTGCTGAGTCACCTATAAAAGATGACCATTTTGATGCGTCAAAGTCCCCAACGTCCGGCAATGACTGAAGCGCGTTTGTGTTGGCCAATGGGAAGAATCTTTTTAACTGTGGATGATACCAATACTGTATCCAAGTGTTAGATGAGTCGCTGAGTTTTTTCCATTTATAAATGGAATCAGAAAGATATGGATTTTTTGAATAGTCAAACTCAGTGTCTGACCAGTTGAATTTGTAATTTACTGCCTCGTAGACTTCGTTTCCAAAAACTATTCTTGCTCCGACAGAATAGTCATTTACTTTATTCTTATTCGGATTTGCTGAATTCTCTGGGGTCCGTTGAAAGTCTGGTTCACTAAATGTATATTCATCCCCGTTTGTATATGTTATGTATTCTTCGTCAGATGGTGTTACTTCAGCAAATGGAAACCAGTATTTTTGCGCAGACACGAGAGAATACGATTCCGGGAAAACAGGTGTTGACGTATTTTCGACTTGAATATACTTTCTTTTAAGTGGGTAGTTCTTAAATAGGCTTAACGAATCTGAAGCCGTATACCCAATAGTAAAGAGTCTGATTGTTCCGGTTGAGGCCATTAGCTACGCTCCCTGGCGTTTCTTTCTTTTTCAGCAATCTTTGCCATCACCATGTTTGCGATTGCCTCTGGTGACTGCGTTGCTCCATTAATCTCGATGTTGAAGTAGTTTGTGCTTCCACCACTACCTGCTGTCATTGTTGACATCCCCATAGGCGCCATGGGAGATGAAGTGTCTCCAGCTCTAGCTGGGACTACATGTAGGTGTCGATTTGCTTGCGTTCCGTGGAACTCTGCAAACCCGCCGTTTTCGTGAACAAGACGCGAGTATGCGCCAAGGTTTTGGCCAGTAAGGTCATACGCTCTTCCGGTTACATGGTCTGAATTGATTGAGCCAAGTCCGACTGTTCTGTAGGCGGATGTTACGTTTCGTTTGCCAGTTAGTTGGCTGTCCATTGCTGCGTGACGGGCCATTGTCTGCGAAAGCCTGCTTGAAGTTGTATCACCACGCGGAGTTGTGGTGTCCTGGTTCATAATTTCAGCCATTGCAGACTTTGACCACCACTCTGGTTTATCCTGCATGTTTTCAAAGAATCCATCTAGGTATCCATTGAATTCTTCAACTGCGGACTTCAGTCCTTCTGATGCCGTAGCTAAGTCGGCAGTCTTGTTGGCAATTTCATTAAGTGCTTCTTCTGGTGTCCGTTCAAGCGCTAGTCCACCAAGACCAACCGTCGATAGAATGTTTCTTATGTCCTCGTCTGTATAGTCGCCTTTATCTCCAGTAAATAGCGCACCCCTATTTGTTAGATTCAAGAACTTCGTCATATCCTGGTCGCTCAAACCGCTGATTAGTCGAGAAGCCATATTTGCGTCAGTGTTAAAACCTAATTCTCCAAGCATGGCCTGCAATTGACCACCGTATTGATTTCCTATTCCTTTTTTAACTTCTTGTATTCCAGTTTGGTAGCTTGGATTAATGGCCCCATATTGTCCCTCGAATACCTGACCAGGCGCATATACGCCCTGTCCTTCTGTACCAAATGAACCAACTGTGGCAAGATAAGCTTCGACAGGGTCTCCACCGGTTGAGGCCAATATCTGCTGGAAATAATTTTCAAAATAACCTTCTACGGCAACAGTTTTTTCTGTATCACTCAAGCCTCCTGAAACAAGCGTGTCTCGAAGGCCTCGAGATGAAGAATTTATTGCAAGTATGGACTCTCTTCCTTCACGACGTTTTCTAAATATATCTCCAGCTGCAAGGAACAAATCAACAAATGCATTTTTGAGTTCTTGCGCTGTTTTCACAACATTCTCGCCAAGCGCTTTTAACAATTCATTGAATTTAACCGTCGGGTCGTATATGTTTACACCAAGATTTTTTGCAAGAATTTCTAATTCCGCACCGCTTTTTCCAGTGATTTTTGTAAGGTACTGCATGCGCAGGTCGCCCTGCTTGTCTATGTCTTTAAATCCTTGCATTTTTGCAAGAAATTTTGCATCAATGCTTGCATTTTCCATACTGCTGTAGTCATCTGGAAAAAATGGATTATCGTCTTGTACACCTGAAAAACCAAGTTCATTCAAAAACCCATATGCACGCTTATCTCTGCCGGATTTGCCCTTGCCCATTATTTCTTCGTATTTGCTTTTTGGAATGCTGATTCCTAGCTTCTCTTGATTTGCATATACTTCCTGAAAGACTTCTTCAATTGTTTTTTGACCGCCACCCTTCCCATACAAATCCTTTTGTTTTTGTGTTCTTGAGATTGCGAGTATTCCCGTGGCTGCACGCATCCTCCTGGAAACAAAATCTTTGGCGACATCGCCGAACGCACCGCCACCGCTTAACATGCCGCCAGCTTCGTATGTTCTTTTATTTCTTTCAAATTGTGTTCCAGCAGCAGTTGCAATGCCGGAAAATATTTGCCTGATACTTTCACGAGCTACTTCTCTGGCTTGCTTCATTTCATAAGCACCTTTATTTATGCTGCCTTTGATTACGCCAAATACTCCTCCGATTACCGCACCAGCCAGTGCTCCGTATGCTCCTCCGAACTGCGCGCCGAGCGCTGCTCCGCCAGCTGCTCCAGCAAGGCCGCCTTTGAGTCCGCCACGAGCAGTCATGGCGCCACCTATACCAGCTACCGCGATACCAAGTCGCGGGTCAAGCTGCGATACGGTTGCGCCGAGCGCCATTGCTCCACGCATTTCTTCTGGCGCATACTGGCTGGCCATTCCAAGCCCCATCGCAGTACCCATTCGACCACCGAAGCTCTTACCGAATTTCTGCTGCGCTGCACCGAATTTTGTCATGTTTCTTTCTAAGCGTAAATTCTGTCGCATGGCACGTATATTTTCTGCTTGCCTTGCGAGAAATTTTCCGCCGCGTGCATCGATTGCTGAATCTCGGTTTGCTCGTATGGCATTTCTTTGTTCCTGGAGGTTTACATATCCACCCACGGTTTGTCCGTCAGCATTTTTTAGATTTGGGTCATATGCAGCCTGTCTCATGTAGTCCATGCCGCGTGAAGCAGCAGTACCAACTCTTCGCGCAAATAGTTGAGCCCTATCGGCTCCTGCAAGTGCCCCATAACGAACATGCGCTCCGGCCCTCGTCATTGAGTTGCGCATTGCTTCTCCGTATGTAGCGCCACCACCAACTCCGCCAGCGGCATATTCTGATGCGCTGAGACCACCCCTTTCTGCCGGGGTCATTGCTGCTGCTGATGCATAGTCCCTAGTGCGTGCCATGATTGATGCACCAATTCGCGAACCAATGCCAGGGCCAGTTGTAAACCCGAGCGCAGCATCGCGACGCCGTGCGTATCCCTCAATCCTTCGGGCTGTTGCTGCTGCCATCCCGTTATTGGTTGGCTCTCGATACCCTATGCCAAGGGCCTGAAAGAATCCGGTGGATGGAGTAATGGAGCCAGCTCCTGGAAATTCTTTCGGTGAACCTCCAGCTTTCGATGCCATACCAGCAGTAGCCAGTCCTGAGGCGAGACCCTTTTTTGCTTCCGGCGAACCACTGACAGCTGCAGCCCTTCCTCCGCTGGCGAGTCTTGACATTTCCGAAGGGCCAGTTGGTCCTGTAAGTGCAGCACTTCCAACATTTACTGTTCCTGCTGTTACGTTCATTTGCTGGGTACTCATTGCGCCGACGCCAGGCATCATCATGCCCTTAACGCTCTTCATTCCTCGTGCCGCTATAGCAAAACCAAATAGAGGCGCAAGGGCGGACGCAAGACCATTTCCAGCACCGAGAGTTTGCATTTTCGACAAAAGGTCGAACATCATTTTTACTCCGGCGAGAAGGTCGTTTATAAAAGGAGCCATGTCAGCAAACATTTTTTTCATGTTCATGAAATATTTAGCCAAGCTGTCAATCAAGTCGCCTATGCGCTGCCCAAATTCGGCAACACTGTCTTCATTCTTGATAAGCAATTCTCTGAAAAGAGTAAGGTTGTCTGCGCCACGCTTAATGGCTTCCCAGATTGGGTCCCACGCTTTGTACAAAACTCTAGCGCCATCTATGAGAGGTCGTAGCTTATCGAGAAGCAAGTTCCAACCACGGCGGAAGTTAGAAAACCAATTGCCCATTCTTTCAAACATTCCTTGTGCTTTTGGTAAATACTCCCGCAACATCGTGACCATCCAGTTGGACAGCTTGTCTATTGCCGTTACAAAACCACCGGTAAATGAATCGAATCCAGGACCTCCGGCAATTGCTGCGCTTGCTCGAGCAAGGTCTCTTCGTATAATCCCAAATACTTCTTCAAATGCTTTTTTGGTTGGCTCAAGGAACTGGTCGCCGAAGTCTGCAAATTCGCTACGGATTACTCCGAAATATGCTTTAAGTTGTCCGATGAGTGTGTTGTTTACTGCTTCAAACTGTCCAGCAACACCTCCTTTTTCAGCAAGCTTTCCAGAAAATAAAAGCTCTTTAAACTGGTCTTTCGTTTTAATATTCGCATCTTTCAGTGCTTTTTGCATTTCTGGACCGAGTTTTTTTGCTTCGGCCATTACCTCGCCGATTCCCTTTTTCTGGTCAGAGAGAGCAGCGACTACTGCGGCAACTTGTTCAACAGCTTTTGCTGGGTCCTGTCCTGCTGAACCAAAATCCATCAAAGCTCGGATTGTTTTATTGCTCGCATTTATCTGCGCCATATTCATGGTCTTAGACATAACGCCAAATGCCTTGTTCAGCGAATCGACACCAAGTCCTGCAAGCGAAACATCTGATTGAAGGTTTCGCATTGCCATTCTCGTTTGATTCATGGATGAACCGAACTCTTTTGCTCCCTTTCCTCTATATGCAAACATTGCTGCCTGCTGCTCACGTATTGCTGCAGCAACTGTTCCTATTGCCATCGCAGCTGCGGCAGCCCCACCAGCTAAAAACTGCATAGCTCCTTGGTACGCCTTGACCAAGAATTGACCAGCCTTGAAGAGTGCGTGAACTCCAATCATTGTTGCTGAAAGTAGCGCCATTTCTATAATTACGCTCTTAATGGCGAGCTTCAAGAAGCCACCAAGAAACTTTCCAGTCATCTTGGTAGCAGCATCTATTTCATCGAAACTGCGTTTCCACTTTGACGCCATACCTGAAATACTTCGGGTGGTGGATTGGGCGTAGTTTTCAATGGTTCTACCGCTAGCAAAACGGCGCTCCATCTTCTTGAGCGCGCCAAGCTCAGCCATGACCTTGCGAAGTTCACGAGTCTTCGCATCAATCTTTATTTTTATATTGACTGTCTCGTCGGCCATTACTGCTCCAGGTGAGTTTTAAGTCACGTGAGTGTAAGGAACTGCCGAGCTATGGGGTTTCTGGGGTTTCCCGTACTACCTCTGAGTCTTCGACTTACGCTCTTGCTCTTCGCGGTCGTTAGATATAACTTTAGCACAGGCCAAAAGCATCAACCAGTCAACATCCTCTACAGCCAATAGGTCTAGCGGATTTGTGTGGAACAGCTCACCGAGTCGAGCTGCTGACTTTATTGCGGAATCTTCAACTAATTCGCTGAAGACTCCTTCGTAGGGTCCACTGCTGCGACCGTATCCGAATATCCAGCGGCATCAAGAATTGCAAGTGCTGCAGACTCCACGTGTGGGTCAACGCCAAACATCGCACGAACTGCGTCTGGAACAGGGCGTGCTGCCTCTGTCATTTCGAGAATTATCGGATGTGCGAAATTCAAGAAATTGCCATTTTCGTCAAACACCTCTTCGTCGTCAATAAAGATTCCGGTTGCGGTGTGACCGATAACCAAGCAAGCAAACTTTGTTGCATCGAGACCGTTGCGCGAATCTTCACCTGCATTTTTGCGCCAATTCTTCATTTGGCTTTGCGTGATATTTGGGCTCACTTTGATGCTCACGCCAGGTCGTTCCGGAACAGGGATAAGAACGTAGGAACGTTCAACCTTCTTCTTCACCACAGCGCGAAGACGCTCTAGTTGTGACTCTTCCTTGGTCTGCACAAGGCCGGATGACTGAGCATCCTTTGTTGCCTTCTTGCGTGCTGGCTCGTTTTCGTCTGATGTGTAAAGTGTGTTGTCGCTCATGTATGAGAAACTATCACACCAGTGCGCCTCGTGGCGCAACTAGCAAATTTAGCGAGATGTTGACGTTACGTCTGAGATTGCGAAAGTCAAAGCAAAGGTAGCTGGAGCACCCGAGGACGAGTCGCCCTCTGGCTCCGTAATACCAACCAACAGCGCATCGTAGTAGTAGCGGTCGTTTGTTGGGTCCTTGATGTCGCAGTCGTAAGTAGATACCGTAATGTTGTAGTAAGCAACACCGACATACTTGCGCAGCGTCTGAATCTTTGCCGCAATACCTGCAGCCGTATCGGCTGCGACGTTATCGTCGTCGTAGTGGGCTGTCAAGGTGATGTCACCTATTTCAGAAGGAGCACACAGAACTGTTGGGCGAGACTTTCCACCCTCGTAGATTTTTTCTACAGAGGCTGTGATTTCGCCACCCGACACCTGAGCAAACTTGAATCCTGTCCACTTAGGCAGGTTCGTCTGAACGTTTGTCTGCTGCTTGGCGTTGTTGGCGAAGTTGCTTGGGAAAATTTCCGCAAGTACTTGACGCTGTGCTATTTTGGCCATTGTTTATTCCTCCGTTATACCACTGACGCGGTTAGGTTGGACTTGACGATATCGATTTCGATTTGGTCACCAACGCTGCTTACTCGCAAACCGACTCTCGCCTTGACGAGACCTGTCTGAAGTTGTGACGCTGGGTTAATCGATGTATCGCACTTCACGGTGTAACCGTTGTCGAGTTGCTTGCCATTTACGTCGAACGCTGGGTAAAGAGCACCAAGGTCGCGCATTGCTGCAAGAATTACAACGAGGCGAGCCTCGACGTTTGCGAAGATTGTGTTTCTGCCATCAATTGGGCTGAACACTAGGTCCTCAAGGCTTCTGTAGCACTCTGACACGATTGAGTTGACAACATCTTGCTGCGTGATGTAGCGGAAGTTGTCTGTGTCTGATGAACATGAGCGCGCACCATAGATACGAACCGTGTTCTGGATAATTCTGAGTGCATTTACTGAGTACTCATCTAGGTCATCGCCAACTGTCTTGTTGATGTCTGTCTTCAATCCGCTCACGAATCGTGCGGAAGAAATCAAACCAGCGGCTGGTAGATGTGGACCTGTTTGGTTGTGTGCAGCTGCACGCTTACCAGCAACATATCCAACTGGCGGAATGAAACGAGTAACACCGGCAACCGTTGTGGGAACTTGCACCCAAGGATGGTAAACGGCTGCATGTTCTGCATGGTCTGCTGCTTGGATAGTTGTTGCAAGTGTCTTTGCGTTTGCGGCAGTTGCATTTTCTGCTGGGTACAGAAGAGCGATTCTGCTGTACGCATTTGCATGTGTAACCAGGTTTGCGCTAATTGTGTTCGAGTAAGAATCAGCACATGCAACAGCACCTGTTCCAAGTGCGTCATTAAACAGCTCAAGAGCACTTGTATATGTGGAATCCGTTACTGATGATTGATTTGCATCACCAGCTGAAAGAGCTGTGGCTGCAAGAACGGCTGGGATAAGTGTTTCGTCATCAACTGAAGCAACAACGTAGCGCGATGCGACTGCGCTCAAATTGATTCTACCTACAGCCTGCGGAACGGATGAAACTGTTCCAGTTGTGTAGACAAGACTATCTTCAAAGAACAAGTTAACTTTGAATGTTGAACCCGATGGGTGTTCTACTTGAACTTCAATGTCTGATGACCAATCGCCAGCACCATTTGCCGTGATTGTCATTGCGTCATCGCCGCCAGACTGAAGTGTCAATTCACCAACTGTTGCCGAAGCACCAACTGCACGAGCAACATATGCGCGCGTGCCGCCTTCTTCAAAGAAGCACTCGACCAATGGGTGAAGGTATGAGTCTGACTTGTATGGGCCAAAAACATCTTCGAATTCTGCGATGCTCTCTACAAGCACCGCCTCTGTTGATGGTCCACGCTCCGCGAGGCCAACAATGAAGAGCTGCGAAGACTGCCGAACCGTTGCCGTTGACGGGCCGGTTCTTACTGAAGTTGAAATCACTACACCAGGCATAGGACCTTCCTAATTCGGTATTGGGGTTGAATCCCGTATGTTGATTTCAATTGTACAGATAGGGAGTGTTTATTTTATGCAACTATCTATTTAACTTAAAATTGAAAAATCCAAACATACTGGAGCGATACTAACCAAGCGAAACGCTTGCCGATTGATTCTCATCGTCCAGCATTGATGGAAGTGCGCCATCAGAAGAGACAGATTTAACGACCAAACGAAGTTCGTCCATGGTTCCGATGTCAAGTCTCGTCACAACTTCATCAATTTCTAATGTATAACCAATATATGCACCAGCCATAAACCGGTCACCCTTGAGTAGGGTAATGTCCGAAAACTCTTCACGAAAGGTTGATTCGTCAATTAGTGCCCTGAAAGAAGTCCTTGAATCATATGCTTTTAAGCATGGGTAGTCCAAAAGTGCAGAACGAACAACAGTTGTTAATCTATCTCGCATTAATGTCGTCTCTGCAGTTCCTTCGGTTCTAACCCAAACGTAAGTCCTCATGTTGTACGAGACTCGATACAGGGGGTCTGGCCCGGCAAAACCAATTCTTTCCATTTGTCCAGTAGATAGAGCGACGGTAATTATCGAAGGCCAATGGTCTATGGCCAATGGCTCATGGGCCAGGTAGTCCTCTGGGTCAGGGAGTTGTCCGGAGTGAAGGTTCCAGCCGTTTCTGTACCTAACCAGTCTTATCGGTATGTCTTGCTGGAGATATGAATTTACATATTCTTTTGCAAAGTGAACGCCATTCATTAAATCGCTCATATAATTTTGCTTCCCTCGGTGACATAGCGAGCGACAGCTTTACCCATATCTCTGTCAAAATCTTTGGGAACAAAAATTATTTTTCTAGCTGGCATGTTTTCAGTTCCGTATTGATGGAACTTTGGAATTTTTCCAACAACACCAAATACTGCTTCGTGGTCACTTATTGAATTTACTGGACCTTTGGTTAAGTTGGATACGCTGCGAAACAATTCTCCGGTCTGCACCAATGGTGGGGCGCCTGGATATCTCATTGCTTTCCATGCTGCGTACTGTGGGTCAAGCGGTGGCCAGGCACCGCGAAGCATTGCTTTTGCGGACATTGCTCCCATGGTCGTAAAGTTTTCAGAGTAAACGCGCTCGAGCTTTTCTCCAGCGTGTCTTAGAATTGGACCGAAATCGTTCATGCGGTCAAGCATGTTGTCGAGCCTGTCTTTTGCCTCATCAATATCTATTCTGATGATTACTTTGTATTGGACAGCTCCGCCCACCATTAAACCCTTACTCTGCGGTATTTTCTTACTGCCATAAGTTCAGAATCAAGGAATCCAGTAACCAGTGGCCCGGTGTTCCTCGTGTTTAGGTCTTTAACGGATACTACGTCATCGTGCATATTTTGCATCTCTCTGCTGGCGGCACGCAAAATCATTAACTTAAACACCGGAATTGTTGAGCCGTCCAATCCCGCTTCGTACGTTACTGTGACCAAATCGTCTGCGTATCCGTAATAATAGTCAACCCCATATGGGCGAGTTACATAGTCTGTCTCTTCTTCAAGAACTCGCTCTTCACCAAATAGCGGTTTTACTTTTATTTCCGTAATTGACGATATTGGTGTATTTTTAAAATAAATTGCTGGGGGTGGAGAAGCCCATGTGGTCATGTCGTATTTTGGACTGCTTTCGAAACCGTAGTTATACGTATTATCGTTTGCTGTAAGGAATGTGCTCATCGGAATTCCGGTGTGAGACGAAGTGAGACGATGTTCTTCCGTGTATTCGGAAACTTCAATCGGTCTTTTTAGATAGCCCTCAAGCTCGCTCTGCAGTCCGGCAAGAATCATTGTCGCGGCGTCTTCTTGCCTCGCAGTAAGCGAGATGTCCATATATGTTTTGATGTCAAAAATAGATGCGAGCATTTCGGCCTCTCGTCAAATGATGCAATAAATTGCTGATATTAAATTTTAACATTAAACACGTATCCCCCTTGCCAACACTATGTGCTAGCTTCTGGGTATGGCCGAGGAAGCAAAAATTGTTCGAATTCCTAAGGAAAAACAAAAAGAACATGTTGTTGACATAATCAACCATGTATCTGAAATTCTTTACTATTTTTTCGAGGAAAATGAAGAACTAGAGAATGAAGAGCAACTCGAAGAGTTCGTGCTCTTCGTTTGGGATATTGCCGTTTTGTGCATGGGTTCTCTCAATATGAGAATCGTCGGCGAAACAAAAGATGGAAAAATTCTGGCTGAAATTTCTCCAGTTGAAAGCGTTAAACAAATGCTGATGGAGAAAAGTATCGGTGAAGAGGGTGAAGCCTATTATGAAGATGACATTGACGAAACAACGAGTGATGGCGCAGAAGTAGACCTTGGCGATTGGGAATCAATTTTTACTAGCTAGGTAAATTACTTAGCCCGTTTGCGCGGCTTCGTTGGCTTTTTTGCCCCACGTGCTTTCTTGGCCGTACTCATAGTCCCACTACGTCGACCAGCATTTGCAATCGTCTTTTCACGCTTCAACTGAGCTGGAGTCTTTGGGGTCGCTTTTCTTCTTCCGCCAGGACGTGAGGTTGTCATTCTTGGACGGATGCTTTTGCCATATTGCTTGGCTATATTGACTTTATCCAGGTCGTCCTGACCGCGTATTTTTCTTGCCGGTTGGTTACCGTAAGATACTGCGCCTTTTTTTGACATCCGGTCATAGAAGCGTTTTTGCGCATCCATAAATTTTCT